AAGCAGTGGTATCAACGCAGAGTACTAGGCCAGGAAATGCAGTTTCTTGCCCGGGTTAGCGTTATATTGTCGCCTGAAGTGTCTTCGGCGTAACCAAAAATAACACCTCGGAATTCGGTCGTCACAAGTACAGGCCGTAAAGACATCGAAGCGCTCCTCGCGCCGGATGCAGCGCGCCCATACGAATATACGAATTGATCATCGCGTCAAGGAAAATGCGCAATTCGCAAAAAGAGCAGGGGCATGCCAATGCCGTCAAACGAAACCCCCAAGCATGACCCGCAAGCCCGTTTCTAGGCGTCAAGAAAAGGCATGGCCTGCCGATGCAATCGAGCGCCGCCCGGTCGATAGCCTGACGCCCTACGGTTTGACTGTCAAAAATTGGCCGACCGAACGGCTGCGCGAGTATGAGCGCAACCCGCGCAAGAATGACGACGCCGTTGACCGCATGGTCGCCAACATCCGCGAGTTCGGATTTCGCATTCCGGTCGTCGCCAAATCTGACGGGCTTGTCGTCGACGGCCACCTACGGCTGAAAGCGGCGCGGAAGATTGGAATGGCTACCGTCCCTGTCGCGCTCGCCGACGACTTGACGGACGCGCAGATCAAGGCATTCCGCATCGCCGTGAACAAGTCGGCCGAGTGGGCGTCCTGGGACGAAGGCCTGCTCAAGATAGAGCTCAGCGAATTGAAGGGGCTCGGGTTCGATCTCGCGCTTACCGGGTTTGGCGATCTCGAACTCGGCGCGATCTTCGCCGACAAGACGGCGGGGCTGACTGACCCGGATGCGGCGCCGGTCGCGCCGGTCGACCCGGTATCGGCGCTTGGCGATGTGTGGCGGCTCGGGGCGCATCGGCTCGTCTGCGGCGATAGCACGACGGTCGAGAGCGTGGATAAGGCGTTGAACGGGGTCAAGCCGCATCTTATGGTCACAGACCCGCCCTACGGCGTCAGCTACGACCCTACATGGGCGGACGGCGGCGCGGTGATGGCGCGAGCTAAACGGAAAAGCGGCGCCTTCGGTGCTGTCGTGAACGATGACCGGGAGGACTGGACCGCTGCGTGGGCACTATTTTCCGGTGACGTCGCCTATGTCTGGCAAGCAGACGTGCAGATCCCAGGAATGGCGGCTCAACTAGGTGGGGCAGGATTCGTCCTGCGCAACATAATCGTCTGGGCAAAAAGCAACTTTGCCATTTCTCGCGGCCACTATCACCACGGTCACGAAACTTGCTGGTATGCGATCCGGGAGAAAAAGACAGCGCATTGGAGCGGCGACCACAAGCAATCGACCTTGTGGAACATCCCAAGCCGCACAAATCGGAAACCGGCCACAGCACCCAAAAGCCAGTCGAGTGCATGAAGCGCCCGATAGAGAACAACTCGAAGCTCGGCGACGCAGTTTATGAGCCGTTCGCGGGGAGTTCGACGACCGTAATAGCCTGCGAGATGACCGGCAGGGTCTGCCATGCCATCGAACTATCACCAGCGTATGTGGACGTTGGGATTTTGCGCTGGGAAGCGTTCACCGGCAAGACGGCGACGCTTGAGGCGACGGGCCGAACCTTCGCAGAGACGAGCGCCGAGCGCGCAAAGGTCAAAGCCGCATGATCGCCGACCCGCCGCGCACTGGGCGCCCGCCGCACGAGCCGACGCCCGAAACCCGCGCGCAAGTCGAGACGCTATCTGGCTACGGCACGAGCCATCAGCACATCGGCGAATTCATCGGCGTGGCGCGTGAAACGCTCGAAAAGCATTACGGTCGCGAGTTGCGCATGGGCGCGCTCAAGGCGAACGCCAAGGTCGGCGCCGCGCAGTTCGCACGGGCGAGCGACTCGACCCACCCGCAGGGCGTTACCGCCGCAATTTGGTGGGAAAAGACGAGATGCGGTTTTCGGGAGCCGAAGCAGGATGTTGGGCTATCCGGCGCCATCTCCGTTTATGACGCCGCCAAACTAGCCAACTCTATCCGATGAGGAATTGAGGTTATTTGAAAGCGTTCTCGCCAGAATCACTTCGGGCGCTTCCATCGCTGTCGACGATCCGAGCGGAGATAGCGAGGCGTGAGGCCGAGCGGCAGCGCCGCCGACGTCGGCCCGTAACGCCGGAGGCGATCCGCGCGCGCTGTCGAGACCCTGGCCGGCTTCGTGTCCGCGAGGCGTGGCATGTGTCTGGAGCCGAACGGCGCGCTACGTCCACAACTGGCATATCGACGCCATCTGTAATGCACCTCGAGGCCGTCACCGCTGGGCAAGATCACCCGCCTGCTGGTCAACATCTCCGCCCGGCTCGAGATGAAGTCGCTGCTCGTCTCGGTTCTTGTGGCCCGCGTGGGAATGGGGGCCGCGCGGGACTCCGATCGAATCAGATACCTCGCGACGGCCTTCAATGACGGCCCCGTCAAGCGCGACACCCGTAAGTGCCGCGACTTGATCCTGTCCGACTGGTATCGGTCGCTCTGGCCAGATGTCGAGCTTACGCGCACCGGCGAGACATCGTTCGCCAACTCATCGACCGGCGTTCGCGAGGGCGTGGCGTTCGGCTCGCTGACTTCGCAACGCGGCGACCGCGTCCTCATCGACGATCCGCACTCGACGGATACTGTCGAAAGTGACGCCGAGCGGGACAGCGCGACGAGACGCTTTCGCGAGCGCGCGATTTTCAGCGTCAACGATCCGATTCGGAGCGCGATTGTCGTCATCATGCAGCGCTTGCATCAGAACGATATTTCTGGCGTGATTCTGAAATACGGCATGGATTTCGTTCACGTCTGCTTGCCGATGGAATTCGAAGTCGGGCGGCGCTCGGCGACTGTCGTCGGATTCAAAGACCCGCGAGTGACGGATGGCGAGCTTGCCGATCCGGTCCGATTTCCACGTGAGACAGTCGATAATCTAAAACGCGACATGGGCGCATTCGCGTTCGCCAGCCAATACCAGCAACGCCCGACGCCACGGCAGGGCGGCATGTTCAAGCGGGCGTGGTTCCCACCGGAGAAGTTTATCGAGATCTCCGCAATCCCAGCGCAGACCAAATTTGTGCGGCACTGGGACCTCGCCGCCACGGCGTCGCTCACTGCCGCGCGCACGGCGGGCGTCAAGATCGGGCGAACCCCGGACGGCCGATACATCGTCGCCCACGTCGCACTCACGCAATCCGAAGGCCTCGCAGTGCGGAATCTCATCCTGTCGACAGCCGCGACAGACGGGCGAGACGTCATTGTCAGCCTGCCGCAGGACCCTGGGCAGGCCGGGAAAGACCAAAAGCAAAACCTGATTGCGATGCTCGCAGGCTATGTCGCGCGCGCCAAGCCGGAAACCGGCTCGAAAGAAACCCGAGCCGAGCCGTTCGCAGCGCAATGCGAGGCCGGGAATGTCTATCTCGTTCGCGGGCTATGGAACGATGGCTACCTGGATGAACTTTCTGGATTTCCGAGTGCCTCGTTTAAAGACCAGGTCGATGCGTCGGCAAACGCCTTCGCCATGCTCGCCAGCTCGCCCGCGGAGATCTCGCACCGCATAATCCAGGTGGCGTGAGATGATAGTGTGCCCTATACTGTAAAGGATCGAAATAATGGTGTTCCACACTGCGGTAATCCTTTGCGCCCTATTTCCCGTTATAGCAGCAGGGTATCAACTACAAAGAAGCGTGCGTGACTGGATGCGCGCGCGTCACGGAATCGTGGTTTAGTCGAGGCTGGCCGATGGCGCCAACCGCACCGCCATCGGGGCCCCAAAACACGCCCCCCGTCGCGGCGGGCGGGCCTATGGGCGCATTCAGCGAAATCGGCGTTACCGGGCTCCGGATATTCACCGGATATCTCGACGAAGAGTATATCCAGGAACTACGCGGCGAACGGGGCCGCAAGACATATCGGCAGATGTCGGACAACGACCCGACGATTGCCGCGATACTCAATGCGATCGGGCTCTTGTTACGTGCGGTGCGATGGACCGCCGAGCCGGCGCAAGACGGCGGCGCGCAGGCGGAAGCCGAGGCTGAGTTCGCCGAAAGCCTGTTCACAGACATGTCGCATACGTTCGAAGACTTCATCGGTGAAGTCGTCACCTTCCTGATCTGGGGCTTCTCGTACTTCGAGATCGTGCTCAAGCGCCGCGTAGGGCCAGACACAGACGACCCGACGCAGCGCTCGAACTTTGCCGATGGGCGGATCGGAATTCGCAAGCTCGCTCCGCGCGCGCAGGAAACGCAGATGCGTTGGGAGATGCAGCCGGATGGCGGCATCGCCGGCATGTGGCAGATCCCCCCGCAGGGTGGCGGCACGGTGCTGATACCGATCGAGCGCGCGCTGCTGTTCCGGACTATGAGCCGCAAGAACAGCCCTGAAGGCGTGAGCATCCTCCGCTCCGCCTTCCGGCCGTGGAAGTTGCTCACGCGCATACAGGAATACGAGGCGATCGGCATCGAACGCGAGCTCGCCGGCTTGCCTGTGGTGAGGATTCCGGCGCGATACTTCTCGTCGAAGAATCCCGTCGACCAAGAGTTCCTGTCGGCGGCGCAAAAGCTGGCGCGAGATTTAAAGTTCAACTCTCAGGGCGGAATCGTCATAACGTCCGACTTACAGACCAATCCGGACGGCACGTTGACGACAACGCCGCAAGTCTCGATCGATCTCATCAAGAGCGCCGGGTCGCGTTCGATCGATACGGGCGGCGTGAAGCAGGGCTACATTACGGACATCGCGCGCAGCGTGCTCGCGGACTTCCTGATCTTAGGCGGCGCGAGCAAGGGCGCATACAACCTCGCCGAGAGCAAGACGAACCTATTCTACAAGGCGCTCGAATCCTTCGCGGGGCAGATAGCATCTGTGCTCAATCGCTATTTGATGCCGCGAATTTTCAACGCCAACGCGATTCCGCTCGCTTTGATGCCGACCATGAAGCCTGGCCGGTTGATGCCGCTCGATCCGGCGGCGCTGGGCACGTTCCTCGGCCAACTCGCGACTGCGGGCGCCCCGGTGTTTCCGAACCAAGAACTGCTAAATTTCCTGTTCGAGGAAGCGAATCTCCCCGAGGTTTCCGACGAAGCGCTCGCCGAGCAGGAGACGCAGCAGCAGCAGCAATTGGAGGCCAAGGCGCAACAGGCTGCGGCGCTCGTCCAGGGCGGCGGCGGCGACGGACAGGAAGTAGGCAAATTCGACGAGTCCAAACACCCGCGCGGCCATGGCGGTGAGTTCTCGGCCTCTGGCGGTCTTGTCGCCGGCATTGAACGCGCGGCGTTCCCGGCACATATCCAAGCTCTCAAACTACCGCCAGCTTGGACTGATGTTCGGATCAACCCCGATCCGGGGGCTGATTTGCTCGCGATTGGAAAAGACAAGAAGGGCCGCTCGCAATATGTCTATTCGGCCAAGTTCCAAGGCGACCAAGCTGCGCAGAAGTTCAAACCGCATCGCCGAACTGGAAAGTGACGCGCCAGGGATCGCAGCCAAAAACGACGAAAACCGCGCATCATCGGACCCGAACGTAGCCGAGCATGCCGACGCGCTTCACCTGGTCATGCAGACCGGCGTCCGCCCCGGCAGCGAGGACGACACTGGCGCAGACAAGAAAGCCTATGGAGCGACGACGCTGGAAGGCCGACACGTCACCGGTTCGGGCGCTTCGACCGCGTTGCAATTCGTCGGCAAGAAGGGCGTCTCGCTCAACCTGCCGATCGCTGACAAAGGCGTAGCCGCGATGCTGGCCACGCGCGCGGCGGCGGCTGGACCTAGCGGGCAGTTGTTTCCCAACGTAAGCGACGCCAGCCTTCGCGACTATGTCCATGGCGTCGCCGGGAAAGGCGTCAAGGTAAAGGACTTCAGAACGCTGGTAGGCACATCGACCGCACGCGCGGAAGTCGCAAAAATACCCGCGCCAAAGACGGAGGCCGAGCGAAAGAAAGCTATAATGTCCGTCGCAAAAGTGGTATCCTCCAAGCTTGGCAATACGCCGACGATTGCGTTGCAGAGTTACATTCACCCAAATGTATTCGAAAGCTGGGCCAATGGCTGACGGACTGCCTAAAATCCATATCGGGCAGATCGATGAGATGCCGGTCGACTTGGACGATCCTGCAACGGCCAAAGACGGTGAGCCGGATAATGACGCCGATGATGAGCAAAAACAAACGCCGCCTTGGGTGAAGGCGGCGCTAGGGTTTGATCCGGCGAATGAGCAACAGGCCGTAGGGAAGTCAGACGACGACCGGAGGAGAGGAATCCATCGGAAAGGAAGCCGGCGACGATCACGGCCGCTGGACCAAGCGTGAATTCAAGCCGTGACATACCCGTGGCTCGCCACCTTCGCCAAACGCAGCGACGCTCAGCAAGCCGAGGTCGAGCGCCTCGCCAATCTGACGGCGGTATGGACCAACAAAATCCGCAAAGCCTTCCTCGACGCGGTCGCAAGGATCGCCTCGGACGCCGACGTCGACGCGATTGCCGAGTTGCTTCGCCAAGGTCGTGCTGCGCAGGCCATCGAGGCTCTCAACGCCGCGCTGTTGGCAGAGGGCTTCGAGCCGGTGGCGATTGCGGTTTCCGACGCGGCGATAGCGAGTGGCAAAAGCGCAGCCGACGTGATGAGCGACATGCCAGGCTTGCGTGGAATTAAATTTTCGTTCGGCGTCACGAATCCGCAGACTATCGCGCAGTTGCAGACCTATGAGTTTGGCCTGATCCGGCAGCTGACCGCGACGGCGCGAGCCTCCGTCGCACAGGCCGTGCGGATTGGCGTCGCCGCGGGCCGCAACCCGCTGGATACCGCGAGAGACATTCGCGCTGCGATAGGGCTCACGGATCGGCAGACGCAGGCGGTGGCCAACTTCCGGCGGGCGCTAGAGGAAGCGCCTACCGAGGCGATGAATCGGGCATTGCGTGACAAGCGTTTCGATCCGAGTATCGCCAGCGCGATCCGAAGCGGCGCGAAGATTCCCCAGGCCAAGATCGATGTGATGGTAGAGAGATATCACGCTCGCTATCTGAAATATCGCAGCGAAGTGATCGGGCGCACCGAGAGCATTCGGGCCGTTAACGTAGGCAACGTCGAAGCGTGGCGACAGCAAATCCGCGCTCGCAAGATACGCGCCGGCAGCGTCACCAAGCGGTGGATTTACACGCGCGACGACAAGACACGGCATGCGCACCGGACGATCCCGGCGCTAAACCGTGATGATCCAGATATAGAAGGCAAGTTCAAGTCAGAGTACGGGCCGATTGCCTACCCCGGAGATCCGGAAGCGCCGGCCAAAATGGTTTGCAATTGCCGATGCACTGTAGTTCTGCGGTTCAAAGGAGAATAAAATATGATGCCGTCTAAACCAGCCCCCCGCGACCCAAAGACGCAGCCGCAGATCGGCGAGCCTGTGACGTACCTACCCGAGGGCGTCGTTACGACTGTCACCGGCTATCAGTGGTCTCCCGCCACCGGCAACCCTGCGGTCGTGCGGACGATCGTAGCCTACGTCCTCGCCTGCGGCGTGACGGTATCTGCCGAGCATATCGCGCAGATCGAGCCGGAAAAGCCGGCCGAACCCGCGCCGATCGAAAAACCCCCGGCGGCGACAAGCCCCTGATCCCGTCATGGCGAAGTCCGAGATTGAAAACGACTTCGCCGCGCTGCTGAACGAGGCCCGCGACAGCCACGGGCGATTTGCGACCGGCAGTAGCTCTGGTCACGAACCCGATCTGTCCAGCGACATAGCCACGAGCGGCAAGAAGGCGTACGCGCTCATCGAAGACAGCGGGGAAGGCAAGCCCAAACTCCACGGTCTGTTCGCCACGGCCGAAGAGCGCGACGCCGCGCACGCCAAGTTGGTGGCCGCGCAAGACGAAGACGAAGACAAAGGCGATTCTGCAGACCTGGAATCGCATGATATCGACATCGAAGGCGAACATAATCCAGGCGATAAAGTCCATATCGTCCATTCTGGCGGCGAGCGACAGGACGAAAAGGGCAATGCCGTCGGGCCCTTTGCCGGCGACATCCACGGGGCGTTCACCGACAAGCACGCCGCCAATGCCGCGCAATTCGCCCAAGCCGAGGAAAACTGGGCGCAGCACGGCCAAGAGTATGACTTTCTGAGCGAAGATGAAAATGAAAGGCCGTCGGCTAAAGATTGGGACCGTGCCGCGTCGGCATGGAACGAAGTTCACCCGAGCGACCCTGCACCGATGCATGATGGAAACGGCAATATCCCAGCCGGCTTCGAGGCGTTCGGAACTGCTATGATGGGCAAGACCGGCGCCAAGTTAAAATTTCCAGGCGTCAAAGCTGCGAATGAGCACTTCGAAAGCTCTGGCGATGCCCACCACGCCGTCTATCTGACTTCCGCGAGGCTTGGCATGAAGAAGTCGTCGGATACGGGAGCGTTGCGCAAGTTGTTCTCCGGGCTCGCGGGCCTGTTCGGCAAAGACAGTCCTGGCGCGACCGACGTCCATGTCGACGTTCCGCTGGGCGACGACAGCAAGCCGACGCCGCGAAAGAAGCGCAAGCCGAATCCTGGCGCGACGTTGAAATTCAGCAAGGCGACCGTCGCCAAGGTCGATAGCAAGTTGGGGCTCGTTTTCGGATACGCCATGGTTTGCAAGGAAAACGGCGAACCCTACTTTGACGTCCAGGGCGACCACATCGACGAAAGTGCAATGCTGGAGGCGTTGGCCGACTTCGCAGAAAACTCGCGCGTTGCGAAGGAAATGCACGCCGGAGACGAACGCGGCGCTGTCGTGTTCTCGTTCCCGATGACGACGGATATCGCCGCCGCGCTGAACATCAAGGTGGAAAAAACTGGGGCTCTCATCGCCATGAAGCCGGACGCCGCGATGCTGGCGCGCTTCGAAAGTGGGGAGCTTTCTGGGTTTTCGATCGGAGGTTCCCGCATCACTGACGAGGATGTCGAATGATGCTTGCGCTGATAGTATTCCTCGCCGCCATCATTGCTGCGTGGCTCGTCTGGTACGGCGTGGAAAGCCGCCGCCGCCCCCGCCTAGAGCGTAACGCGGCGACGATCGAACGCCTCCGCGCGGAAGCCAGAGCGCGGTTATCGGGAGACGCATGAACCTCGCCCTCCAATCTCACCCCCTCGTGCGGTGGCTTCTCGACAGCGAGTCGGACGTGAAGCGCGCCGTCGCCGCGTTTGCCGCCGACCAGGCCAATAGCGACGTCGTGGAGGTCGCCGGGCCGCCGACGTCGGCCGACCTCGCACAGTACCGCAAGAATGAAAGCCGGCGGGTCGGGCTGCCGTGCGTGCGATTGAAGATGCGGCTGGTTCGCCATCATCTCACCGGAGCTCCCGGAATTCGCGTCGAATGCTCGGATGCAGACGTGCAGGAACTCGCACGCTGGCGTTGGCTAGCCTACCGGAACAAGGGAGCGGCTTGATGATCACCGACGCGAATGCGCTGTTATCCAGCTTCGAACTAGAATTGCTTTGCCATATGTTTTTTGATGGCCCGGTTTGGGACGGAAACCTGATTTATAAACAGGCAAGAGATAAGCTGGTGAGGCGTGGCTTAGTACAAAGGTCCCACGGTTACAATTGGTTGTCCTTAGATGGCATAGATATGGCGTATATACTCGGTTTTACGAAATGGAAAACTGACAGGCATCCGCGGGCCGGCGAAATGTGGGACAAGTATGTAAAGGAGACTGCATAGATGGCCTTCGCCGATAGAGCTGCCCTCGCGAATCCAGCAATGGACGCCGCACTCAACACGATCGTGGGCTATATTCCAACCTGGATCGGCAATGGCGGCAAAACTGAAGACCTCATCAAGGCCATTCTCGGCGCGCTAACCACCGCGGATCCTGGTCTCGCGCGATACATCGAGCGTCGCTTCGGCTCGTCCGCGCTCTATGGCGTCAAGACCGCCGCGAATTCCGCAGTAGCCGCGAACAGCGGAACCCCCATAACGATATCGACCAACGACACGGCGCCTTGACATGGCAGATCTGGCCAAACGGCGCATAATGCGAGAATTCAAAATCTCCGAAATTAGCGGCGTGAATTCTCCCGCTCAAAAGGGCGCTGTAGTGGCGCTGATGAAGCGAAACTTCTCCGACAGGGAGCGCGGCAATCTCGCGGACGAGGGCAAAGCGCTTCCCGACGGCAGCTTCCCCATCGTGACGGAAGCCGACCTGCACAACGCCATCAGCGCCTATGGCCGCGCCAAAGACCCGGAAAAAGCCAAGGCGCACATCATCACCCGCGCCAAATCGCTTGGCTGCGAAGGCGCTATCCCTGAAGACTGGAAAACTACCAAAGGAGAGCCAGCGATGGCCGATAACAGCACCAAAAAAGCCCTCGGACTCCCCGAGACCGCGACGGACCTCGACGTCACCAAGGCTGTCGAAAAACTCAATGCTGACCATGCCGCGCTCAAGGCCAGGCAAGAGTCCTTGATGAAAATGAGCGACAAGCACACCGCGTTCATGAACAACCCGAAAGCGAAAATGCCCTCGGGCGGCAAGGGCGGCTTCCAGGCCATGGAGCCGGGCGAACGCGACGCGCACATGCAGGCCAACCCGATCTTCGGTGGCGACGATCCGGATTCCGACGATGCGAAGAAGTTCGCCGCCGCGGTAGCCAAGGCCGCCGCGAGCGACGAAGTGCTGAAAGTCGGCGACCTCGAAATCCGCAAGAGCGCCGTCGGCGACGCCAATTTCGCGATATTCAAGGCACAGCAACAGGAAATCGCCAAGGAACGCGACGCGCGCGAGATTCTCGAATTTACCAAAATGGCCGAAACGCTGTACCCGACGCTGCCCGGAGAGCCTATCGCCAAGGCGCAAGCGTTGCGCGCGATGCAGAAGTTAGGTGAAAACGAACGCAAGGCGTTGGAAACGATGCTCAAGTCCGGCAACGACGCCCGCAAGGCGACGTTCCGCGAGATCGGGGGGAGCGGCGGCAATGGCGCGGATATGCCGGATGACAAACTTGACGTGCTCGCCAAAACGCATGCCACCAAGGCAGGCATCTCGTTTGAGAAGGCGTATGACGCCGTGCTTAAGACGCCGGAAGGCGCGGAGCTCTACGCGGCCTCGCGTTCGGACAGGATGGTCAAGGGCGCGTAAGCGCATCCATATAATCGCGTCGCGATGACGCCAGCCCTCCCATAAAAGGATCGCCTCCGATGGCATTCGAAGAAGTCGCAACAAACCTGACCTTCCTTACGGGAGTCGATCTTTCCGCCTATCAATACTGCGGCGTAAAGATGAATCCGGCGCTGGCGAATAGCGTCATTCCTGTTGTTGCCCCGACCGATGTTGCGATTGGCATTTTGCAGGATCATCTCGTGGCCAATACGACAGGGTCGCCGACTGGCGGTATCGGCCGCGCTGCCTCTGTCTGCATCGGGGGCGGCTCCAAGGTCGTCTGCGGTGGCACGCTGAACATCGGCGACCGTTTCAACTTCAACTCGAGCGGCCAGGCCGTAACAGTCGTTGGCGGCAATGTATGGTCGATGGGATTTATGCGCGAGGCTGGCGCCGTCGGAACAATTGCTTCTTGCGTCGTCGAGCCGACTGGCACGAATGCGATGCTGGAACAATTTCCGCAGGATCAGTTCACGTCGATCCCGACCAATACGCCGCTGGCGCTTACGACCGGCTTCGCGGGCGCCGACATCAACACGATCAACCTCACCGCGCCGTTGTCGGCAGCGGGCACGGTCACGACGCCGAGCGCCGCTGCAATCGTCGCCGCGATCAACGCCGTCCCCGGCGCGACCGCGTATGTGGGCCAGACGTTCATCGTCAAAATCGCCAACATCCCGTCGAGCGGCGGCGCCGTATGGACCCTCGCGGCAGGCGCCGGCGTCACGCTCAGCGGCACGCTCACGATCAACCAGAACACTTACCGCGAGTTCCTGGTCACGCTGACCTCGCTAACGGCGGTTACAGTGCAGGCAACTGGAATAACCGGGACCGCCTCGTAGGCGAAAGCAGTTAAACGCCCACGTCGTGACGACGCCGGCTTTCCCAAAAGAAGGATAACCCTGAGATGCGCCGGTCGACATTCAGAATCGAAAACATGACGGATACGTCACAGGCCTCGTGGGCGATGGTCAAAGCCACGCCGAGCAGCGTCGACGTCCACGTAAACCGCCCGCTCACAAACATCAGCATCGCGTACATGCAGGACGCCACGGGCTTCGTCGCCGACAGGGTGTTTCCAAACCTGCCGGTGATGAAACAGTCGGACCGATACTTCCGGTATGACCGCTCGGATTTCTGGCGCAACCAATATGAGGTCGTGGCCCCGTCTGCCGAGACCGCCGGCAGCGGCTACAAGCTGGACAACACGCCGACCTACTTTGCCGACGAATGGGGCCTGCACAAGGACGTGGCCGACTCGATCCGCGCCAACGCAGACGTGCCACTAGACATGGACCGCGACGCGACACTTTGGCTGACTCAGCAGGCGCTGATTTCGCGCGAGGTCCAGTGGGCTAAGAACTATTTCATCCCCGGCCTCTGGACCGGCATCAACGGCGTGGCCGGCACCGATATAACCGGGGTCGCGAGCGCGCCCGGAGCCAATCAGGTACTGACATGGGACGGCGCCAACTCGACGCCGGTGCAGGACGTCAAAGCCAACTCAGATTTGATTCAACTTCGCACCGGCATGCGCCCGAAAACGCTCGTGGTCGGTCGCCAGGTCTGGACTAAGCTCAGCGACCACCCCGAATTGGTGGACCGCATCAAGTACGGCACGTCGTCACCGACCAATCCAGCGATCGTCTCGAAGCAGGCTACGGCCGCTTTAATGGAACTCGACGATCTTATGGTCGCCGAGGGAATCCAGGTGACGTCGCCGGAAAACCCGAGCTTCGAAGCCTCGATGACGACCGCTTTTATTGCCGGCAAGAACGCGCTGCTTGCCTATGTCGCGCCGGCGCCGACGATCCTCGTTCCGAGCGCCGGCTACACGTTCTCATGGACCGGCCGCGCCGGCACCGGACCGCAGGGCCAGCGCATCAAGACGATCCGACTGGAATGGAAAGAAACCGATCGTATTGAAGGTAAGATGGCCTACGCGCAAAAGGCCGTCGCCACGGACTGCGCCATCTTTTTCTCGGGAATTGTTCCATAAACATGGTCGCGCGTCGCTTCAAATACTTCCCCCCGACGTTTCGCCAGTTGCCAGCTGGGCAGGCGTTCGAGGTCGGGAAGCCGTTCTTGTTGTCGGGCCGGAACTACCTTCCCGGCCAGCCGTTCGACCGCTCATGCGTGTCGGAGAGGCTGCTGGCGCAACTCTATCGCGGGCGCAATCTCGTTGCCGTGGATCACACACCGCTGGCAACCGACCCGGCGTTAGTGTTTCAAGTTAAGCATCTCGGTTTCGGTAAATACTGTGTTACGGGTGCGGACGGCGATCCGGTCACGCCGCCGACCGACAAGGCAAGCGCGAGGCTGGCGCTCGCGGCATTGCAGGAAGGGTGAGACCTAGTGCCCTTCACCTATCGCTCCGACCTCATCTCTCCGCTCGATCAGACGCGCTTTCTCATCGGCGATACCGACCCGCGCGCGATGCTGTTTCACGACGCGGAGATCAACGGCACGTTGGCGATTTACGAGAATCTGCCGATCGACGCAGCCATTGCGCTGGCGACCGCGCAGGCCGCCAAGTACGCGCGCAAGTCGACGATGTCCGTCGACGGCCTCAATGTCCAATATGGCGACCTGTCCAAGCAATTCACGGCGCTCGCGAACCAGCTTCGAAAGCAGCGATGGGAACGCCCCGGCGCGGTGGGCGCGCCTTATGTCGGCGGCGTCTCGCGCGCGGATATCATAACCAACGTGATGAATTGCGACCGGCCGCCCTCGCAATTCTGGGTTGGCATGGGAGACGATCCGGGCGGCGTCGATGGCGGTCGTGAATGGGGTTGGCAAGGCGACCCGGTGGACCCGCTATAGCCGCGTGTCGTGTGGCGCGGCAGCGGCGATGGTGCGCTTTTCCCGAGCGGCTATAAATTCCATCGCCAACCCAACATAGCGTGGCGCGCCGGATCGTTTAATGCTATCTGGTGCGCCTCGGCGTGACGGGTCGCTGGTTCGATTCCAGCCTTAGGCGATCGCATAGGTAGCTCAGCGGTTAGAGCAGTCACGCCGGGACCCCCCTCGAATGACGATCGGCGACGACCTCGGAACTTCGCTGAGAGAACTTCTCGGCGACTTCGGCCAGCCGATGACGATCCAGCGCTCGACGCCCGGCGCTTACGATCCGACCTCCGGCAATACCGGAGCGCCGACGATCGCTGTCTATTCCGGCGTGGGACGGCTCGGGAACTACCGCGATGCGGTCGTCGACGGCACGATTATTCAGCAAAATGATCGTCGCGTGACTTGGCAACCCGATGAAGAATGCGCCGATTTCATCCCGCGTATCGGCGACCAGGTGATTGTGACGGGCGAGCCGGCTGGCGTTCCGCCGTTCGCGGTCATGGACCTGGACCCCCGACAGGTTGCGGGCGTATGGATCGGGTTTACGTTGCAGGTGCGGAGGTAGGCCGAAATGGCGCACGCTCAACCCTTCGACGTCCAAATCGACGCCTGGATCACCAGGGCCAAAGACCTCGCCAACGCATTTTGTCTCGAATTTGTCCAGGACATCGCGCAAGCCGTGATCGAGGCGACCCCCGTGAAGACGGGCTTCCTCCGCGCATCCTGGCACACATCTATCGGCGCGCCAGGCGATTCCGGTGCGGCTGTCGCCAACGTCGGCATGGCTGGTTTCACGCCCGGCGATGCGCTCTACTTGATGAACGGCGCGGTGTACGCCATGCGCGTCGAATACGGTTTCGTGGGCATCGACAGCCTAGGCCGTCACTACAACCAAGCGCCGCGCGCGTTCGTCCGCGGAACGCTGGCGCGGGCCGATGAGATCGCCGAAGCCGCGCTAGCCCGCGTGCTGGCGGCAAAGCCGTGATTTCAGCCAACATTCGCGGCGCGCTACAGGTCCGCGCGTCGCTCGCCGCTGGTTGGCCCGCGATGGTAGCCTATGAGGGCGTGCTGTTCGCGACGACCGTAGGTGTGCCATGGGCACGTATTACGCTACTTCCGCAGAGCGGACGCCCGTTCGACGTCGGCGCGAATACCACTGGCCACATGGGCTTGTTGCAGGTGGACATGTACGTTCCCGACGGATTCGGCACCGGCCCGGCGGAGGCCGCAGCCGACGCTGTGACAGCGGTGTTTCGCGCTGGCACGCGGCTCGCCCAGAACGGCGATATCATTCTAATCGACTACGCCGAGCGCGGCCAAGCACAGCAACAGCCGAACTGGATTTTCTGCCCCGAGTACTCTGCGTTGATACCACTGCT